CCGCCGTTTGCACTCCCTGGGCAGCAGACGGGTCAGCCGCTGGCGCCGGTTGGTTCCACTTCTTCTTGCCTTTCCATTGCTGCTGTTCTTGCTGTACTTCGTTTCTTTCGTCTTCCATGAAGTGATTCTCCTTTTCTAGAAGTTACGAACCGGGCGCGTCCGAAATATAAGCTGCGTTGTTTGCTGCGGGACCATAGACCCAAGCCTGCGTTGCGGACGTGGCATCAACCGTCTTTGTGATGCCCACGCACATGCAATTCTTGAGCACGATCATCCCGCCCGAAGATGCCGCGATCTGAATCAGGGCATTCATCGCGGTGCCCCCGGAGTTTACGGCATTGATAAACGCGCAGTCATCGAACAGCGTAAAGCGGTCGATAGCAGCCGCGCCCGCCGTGTAGATCCCGATGGCTGTTGCAATCGTAGCCTGAGAGATAAGCAAGCAGCGGCGGAAGATGTTGCGTGCCGCCCCGCCTGCAAACTCGATGCTCGCATTCGCAACGCTGCGGGCAATCGTATCGAGTCCGATCACGCAATCCACGAACAGGTTTTCCCCACCTGAAATCTTGAGGTTTCGGCTAGTAGTTGACGCTGCGCCGGCGCTCGCCGAAGTGTCGCCCATACCTGCCGCATGGACGTTACTAAACACGTTTCGTGAGCCTGTGACCGTGAGGCAAATCTCGGCCGCAACTCCCGTGGCGAATCCCTGGAACAGTTCAAGGTTCGAGAAGAAGCAGCCGCTCCCGCTAAGCGTGAAGAAATTAGCGAAGGCTGTTGCTCCCGTTGGCGGCGCGATGCGTGCCCTCTGGCTAAGAAGCGAAGGGGCACAGATGCCGACAAGGTGCGCCGCGTTCTTGGACCAGGTGAAGTTTGCGGAGATTCGCGCCGATCCTGACGAAAGTCCGTTCCCGATCAGAACCAGAACGTCGTTGGCACCTTCGGTAAGAAGCGCATATCCTGCGGAGAGAGTTGCAACCGGCCCAACGCCGGGAGAAAGTTCCTGCGGAGCCGTTCCTGTGCTTTCATCGTCTCCGTTTACCGCATCGCAATAGAAGATTTTCCCCGTGGTGCCGAGGCCCGCCTGAGAGATTCTTTGCGCGATGGCATCGGCTGACTGGTCGGTGAATGCGCCAGTTTGAAGCGAAAGTTGATTCATAATTTCCCCGTGCAAAGAAGCCCTGGGGAGGGCGGCTTGCGCCGCCCCCTTATCCCATTAGGCCGTTAAGACTTGCCCCACCACCAATCGGTGTCGTAACGCATGGACTTTCCTCCGTGGGTTCTACGCTACGACGCTCGGAACCCATTTGCTGTTCGTCGCGTCCCAGGTGAACGTGATTGTTTTGTTGACTACCGCTGTTCCGGCTAGGGCGATGTTGGTTGCCGTGGTCCAGGTGAAAGTTGCATCTGGAATCACAGTGAACTGACATGCACCAACCGCAGTGGCGTTGCAACCGATTGGCGTAACGAAGCCGGTGATTGCATTCGTCCCGTTGATATGAAACAGCGGACCGCTCGGAGTGACAGTGCCTGCGGCCGAGGCCACCAACGTCGTCACCGTAGCAAGAGACGCAAGGTGCGAGTTCTGGAAGCCCGGAACCCACGTCTTCGTGATAGTCGAGCAAAGCCACTGATTGCCGTTTATGACGTTGACGTAGGGCGTCGCCAGGACGGAAGCAGTCGTGCTCGAGCACAGGCCTTGCGGATCGTGGTTGAAGAACCAGGTAGGATTCCCGGCCAGAACCATGACGCCTGAGCGATGGCCTGCTGCGGGAGTTCCGCCCTGTCCACGCGATACGTGCGCCGTCTTTGCTGTCGTATTGACCGCGAGAACAACCATTTCCTCGCCGTCAATGTACAGAATCGTGGCTGTCGTATTCTGCGCGACGGTGATTCCCGTCACGGATGCGAGCTGGACCGTGTTCGATCCAGTCGTAACATCCGCCGAGAGCGTCGTCATTGTGAGTGTGTTTTGCGCGGTTTGCGCCTGGGCCGGATTCAGGCCCAAGATTACCGCGAGGATGGACAGTACTGCGAGACTTGCGATTGCTAGTTGTTTTCTCATGTTCGTGTGGTGTCCTTACCCGCACATAATGCGAACGCCGCAATTGTCGGGGTAGAGCGTGCCAAAACCCATCAGCACGTCGAACCTGTTGACCATGCGGGATTGGATCGGATCAAACGCGCGAATGAAGCGCACGCTGAGTCCTGTCTTTTTGTCGCGGGTCTGTGATGCCAGTTCAACGGCCTTCGGCATCGCGAGCTTCACGCCCACCATCGCAATTGCATCGCGGTGGAGTGCGAGAGCCTGACCGCCTGTTTTCCCCTGCGGAGAAGCTGTGCCGGGGAACAGCGTAATTACCGCTGAATCGACAGGCAGAGCATCCACGTTTTGATACTGGCTGTACGGGCTCGATGCGAGCACGCCGCCAGGACCAACGATCGCCGGGGCAATCTGCACATAGTCGTTGCCGCTGCCAACCGCAACGAGCGGAGCGGTGACAGTGAACTGCATCGTGCCGAGCACGCTGGAAGGCCCAACCGTGCGCCGCGACATCGGGTTGACGAAGTTGACGGCTGCGATTGAAAGCACATCGCCTACGTTTAGCGTCTCAGCCGCTGTCAGGTTCACTCGCAGAGACGAGCCAGACTGTCCGGTCCCATCGACCGTGAACAATCCCGCCGTGCCTGCGGTGCCTGCCGTGTGCTTAAACAGGTTGACCGATTCGTACCAGTCAAACCCGGACAGCTTCCCCATCGACCCTTCCTTGTACTGCTCGGAAATCTCGGAAGTTGGATTGAAGAAGCTGGCGAGAGCCGGAACAAGAGCCGTGCTGACCGAAGGCGGGATAATCATCCCCTTTTCCTCGGGCGGGCACGCCTTCTCAATCAGGCGTTCGCGAGCTTGCTGGAACACCGTCATGCTGTTGGGATCTACTCCCAACACGCCAACGATGTTGTTGAGGTTCTGGTAGGTAAACAGCGCAGCGCGAGTATCAATTTCGTTCGCAATCTGCGCCATCGCCGGCTCGATATACTCTCGCCGCCACGCGTCGGACCCGCGTTCCATCTTCAGTGCTTCTTCCACGCTATCCCACTGGAAGTCAACTCCGAAGATTTGGTCCACGGTCACGGTGGTGAAGTTGCGCGCGATGGCCTGTTCTTGGTAGCCCAAACCGTCGCGGATGATAAAGCGTTGGGGGTTTTTCACGCGGACTGTTTCGCCCACGGCGAATTCGCGCGTGAATTCCTTATTGTAATCGGTGTTCATGAACTGCGCGATTTCCAATTGGTTTAGGAGAATCCGCAGACTCTCCATCGTGACCCAATCGGCAAATACAAACTGGTTAGCCATTCGGCTCTATCTCCTCAGTTCCTTCGTTTGGCTTTCAATTCTTTTTCATTCGCCGCTTGGCGGTAAGCGTCGAAGTCGTTCTCGGCCAAAGCCTCTCCCACGGGATCGTGGTCAACGTCTTGGCGACTGCCGACTTCTCGCACCGGCGGCGGCGCACTGCTGATTCTTTTCTGTGCTGGCGGTGCGGTTGGCAGCGGTTTGTCATCGGCTGTCAGTTCCGCTTCCATCAGCACAAGTTCTCGTGCCGCGTCCACGGGATGCATCGCGTGAATCGCTTCAAGGCGTTCGGGGTCCTGTGCGAGCGCGTACAGGATCTCGGTTCCAATATCAGCACCCATTGCTCGACCGCGCTTCCGGCCGGAATACGCAGGTTTGGATCAAGTGCCAATTTGTCGAAGTCCGCGTGTACCTTTCGCGCTGCATCGACTTGGCCCTGCCACGCCTGCACGGTTTTCTGTTGACGTGCTTCGGCGCTCTGCTTTGTTGCCTTTTCTGCCTCGGCCTTTTGGAACGCCGCTATTTTCGTCTCGGCCTTCCAGTCGGCTAAGTCCTCAAAGAAGTCTTCGATGGTTTTGTATTTCGGTGCGCCCTTCTCGTCCTTGTCCTCCATCGTTGGTTTGAGACGAATCTTCTCATCCGCAGGCTTCGCGGGTTCCGCAACGCGCTCGACAGGTGCCTCTTCACTGCGGATCGGAGGTTCCTTGCCTTCGAGTTTCGCTTCGAGTTCCTTCACGCGGTCGCGCAGCGCCTTGTAGCCCATCTGATTGGGCTTGGCGGCTTCAGGCTTGGCGGCGCGGAAGTTCGAGGCGACAGGCTCGGGCTCGTCCGCAACTTTCTCTTTCTCGGCTTCCTTCGCGGGCGGCGTTACATCAACAGGCTTCTCCGTGGGAAGTTCCCCGGATTTAAGCCACTCTCCGCGCTCGTCTTCGGTCAGGTTCTCGACTTCCGCTGGTGCCAACGCGGATTTATCGTTGTCTGTCATTGTGTCTCTCCTTCGCCTTTAGGCGCGTTCTGTTGGTCCTGCTGAGCTTGTTGAGCAGAAATATCCGACTGATTTTGCGCGTCGTTCTGAGATTGCTGCGCATCATGCGCACGTTGGTCGGACGCCATCGCCGCTTCGTGGGCAGAGCCGTGAACTTCCTTCCAGACTTCGAGGTACATCTGCTGGCGCTCTGCGAGGTCCTGGGCCTTCGTACCGATTTCGGCGATTAAGACCTTCGTGTCATTGTCGAGCTGCTTGGCCTTGAGCATGTACTCGTTATCAACGACCTTTCCGTTCTTCTCCGCGTAGAGCTTTTGCGTCTCGGCCTGAAGTCCCGCGATAAGTTGCTGATATTGCTGGTTCTGCGCCTGCATTTGTTGAAGCTGCTGTTGCATCTCCGCTTCGGTCTGCGGCGGGGAAATGATTTCCGACATCTCATCTCCCAGGGGCCCGACATCCTTGAGCTTAATAGCGAGCGCGAGAAGTTTTGCCTTGGCTGCTGGCTCAATCGGCAACGCTTCGAGGTTTTGCATCAGCGTGTCAACGAAGTCGCTGGCCTCTTCGCGCTGGCTCTGGAACGATGGGCCAACAGAAATAGTCACTCCGTGAGTTCCCTTGCCTGTTTGCGCTCCTTCAGGCGAAGAAAGGTCGTTCATCTTGACCATCGAGTGTTCGCCGTTCTGCTTACGGACCGCCACGTCGCGCGTCGTGTCGTAGATATGGTCAATCAGGTCGTCAATCACCCGGCCGCTGAACTGCAGCGCGCGGTCATAGTTGTCGATGAAGTGGAAACTGCCCTGGTCGGCCTGGGACTGGATATGCTCGAGCGCCACACCGGACTTTTCGTTCTGGCGCTGCGCTGCAGTCGGTAGAGGATTGATGCCGATAGCTGCTTGAATCGCGCGGCGCGAGGCTTCGGCTGCAAGCTCGAGCTGCTGAAGCTGTGGCTCGTAGGGCTGGCGCGTTGGCGGCGGTAGAACGGTGTCGCCGGTCTGTTCGGTTTTCGCCTTGTACTGAAGATATGCGATTGGAACCGTGTTCGCAGTCTGCCATTCCGATTCATGCCCCTCGAGTTGGCCTTCGACTGCAACCCACGGTGTCTTTGGAGTCATTGAAACGAGTTCCATTTGCGCCGTGCGGATGTAGTCGTAAAGCATCTGCGGGTCGCGCGCTAGCCGGATGAGCGACATCAGCATCCGCTTCGAGCCGCTGCCATCGTCAACCCACAACTCCTTGCCGAATACCGGGATAATCGGAATAAACTTGCCGGCCCAATCGTTGGTTTCGAGGACTTCCACGCCGTTGCAGATGTACTGCGTGATCACACGTTTTTTGCTGACGCGATCCTTGAGAATTAGGCGCTTGTCAAACGTCTTTGGTACTTCATCGGCCCACATTTCCATCGGACCATTCTTCGTCTTGACCATGTATAGCTTGCGGTCTTCCTCTTCGGCCTTCCAGTACTCCGCGACTTGGACTGCCGCTTCCCGAATCCAGGTCGGTGCGGCTTCGGACATCTCCGTCGTGAAGTCAGTGATCTTGGCCTTCGGAAAGCGTTTGCGGAATTCTGACTTGGGAATGAGGTCGATGACGAACGCATCTTTGCCGTCCGAGCAATCGACTTCCTTTGCGTCGTAATCTAGAAAGACCGTATCGGGATTCGGCACGCGCTTGATGACGATTTCCTGGTCGAATGATTTGTGATTGACGTACTGCGTTCCGATGCGCCAGAAGCCATAGCTGCGCTGGAAAGCACTCTCGGCTCCCGTGATGTAGGCTGTCTGCGCGTTTGATTTGTACTCGATGCCGCGGATTAGGCTCGCGCGGAATTCGGCGGTCTTGTCGTTGGCTCCCGCACCTTCTGGGTTGACCTTTACCGCGCGCTTATTCTGCCGCACGTCGTTCACGAGCGCGTTGACGTACTGGCCCAACTCATCGAGCGTGATGCAGGGCCGATTGACCGCTTGCCGCGCGCGCTTCTCTTTGGGGTCCCACGGGTCGCCCGCGATGTACCGCATGTCTTCCTTCGCGGCGTCGCGGATTTCCTGCCAACAATCCTGAAGATAGTCGAACCGATCCAGCATGTCTTTTACAAATGGGTCGGTGACTCGGTAGGTGTTGACTGTGTTCTTTGGTTTTGCCATCAGACGAGTTTTACGACTTTTGGTGCCAGCCCCAGGCCGGCGTGAGCGCCCTGCTCGAAACCTTTCCCGAATCCCCTTGAGTAACCTTCACGGAAGGCCGCCTGCAGCATTTCGTTGATCCGCTCCATGGCGATCCCGGCCAGTTCAGGAGCGGCCTTATCTGGCCCAGGTGTTTTTCTTTGGTCTTCCAATGTGTTTGCGCCAGTCGTAGGTGCTGGATTCTGTTTCTGTTTTCTTGAGCGCCGCGCTGCCCTTCTTCGCGTGGCCCATTTGCGGGTTAGCGTGCAGTTCGGATTTCATCTTGTCCTGCTGCTCGGAGGTGAGCGGGGAACCCTTCGAGAGCAACTTCTTGACCTGCTTACGGGTCCAGGACACGGCTATTCTCCTTCGGGTTTGTCTGTGTTCGTCTCGCCGTTTTCATCCATCGGCATTCCTGTATGCTTTGCCAGGTGTTCGTGGTACGCCATGCCATCGTCGGCTCCGAACTTGTGGATTTCGGGTTCGTGCTCCATCGACGTGAAGTGATGCGCGACCGTCACGCCTCCGCCCATCGCCGGATGAATCCGCAAATGCTCAATCACCTTCGGCGCTGCGAGTTTCGGCTTGTCGCGCCAGTTCATCTTTGCCGAGCTAACGTCTTTTGCCATGTGTTGTTTTCCTCCGTGGAGCTTTCACTGCTTTCGATTCTTCGGCCTTGGCGGGATGCGTGCGTGCAGCGATTGCGTTAATCTTGTTCATCCGGCGGTAGTCCTCGAGCGGAACTTTCATTGCGCCCTCTCGATCAGGTAGTGCTTGCCGCCCTGCGTGTAGGCCATCGGCTTCTTCCAGACCAAGCCTTTCATCTGAACCCGCTCGGTGTAACGCAGGCCGTCAAATTCAAGCCCTGGATTCGCTGCGAGGAAGGCGTCCAACTGATCTTTGGTGACTTCGGTTTTCACTTGCCCAGCATCCTGTTTGCCTTCGCCCGGATCTTCGCGGCACTCGCTGGCGACAGCTTGCCCTTATTGACCATCTGCGTTGCGCGAGCCTTCGCATTCGCGGCGTGGCTGCGATCCGGCATCGGGTACTTGCGCGAGCCGGGCAGACCGAATGCTTTATCGGCTAGCGCGTTGCGAGACTTTGCTTTGAGTTCGGCCATTTTACCCCCAAGCGGAAACGGGTCGCTGTGCTGGTGCTGAAATCTTGCGCGGAGGAGCGACTTGCTGCGCGAATGTGAGCGCCAATGCGTCGGCGTGATCCGGTGAATCGAGGCCGCGTTTCTTCATGTCCTTCTTCGCTTCTAGCTTCACGCGGATTTTTTGGTCGAGCGCATAGCCGGGGCCTGCGAGGTCAACCTCAAGCCGAGGTTCCAAATCAATCGCTCCGGTAAGCAACCATTCCTTGAGCTTGCCCCACATATAATCCCGCATGTAGGCGAAGTGCGAGTCGGGAGAGTCGGCCCCGAAGTTCACTTCGATGACGTTGGTATGCCCCAGTTGCCGCAAGCGCGAGCCGACTGCCCCTGAAATCCCCGCCGAGTCAATGAACATCGTGTGGACTTTGCGGCCTTCATAGTTGCCGTTCAGTATCTCTGCCAGCTTTACCACCATGACCGAAGAGTCGCGCGTCTTCTCTCCGGGGATGACAACGGGCTTGATGCTTCGGGCGTCTTTGCCGCGTCGGAAGCGCACGACGTTTGAATCTTCTCCTCCCCAAGCAAGGTCAACGCCCGCAATAAGTGGCTCATCCGATAAGGTGAACACATCTCTTCGTTGAGCCTGAGTGATGCGGTCCATGTCAATAAATTGCGAGTCGTCGGCTCGCGGAGGAATGCCGCGAACGCGCACTCTGACGAAATCGGAATCTTCCCCGCGGTCCGTGATCCACTCGTTGATGAGTTCCTTGTTACTGAACGCGCAGTTGCGCGAGTCGATTGATCGCGTACTCCATCGGTTGCGGCCTTCTCCGAACGTGACACGATAGAATTCCCCCTGCGAGCGTGTCGGGTTGCCAAACGCGAAAAACATTGGCTCGCCATCGCTCAGACCGCCTTCAGCCACTTCCCAAATCTTGGCTGGAATCGCCGATGCCTCGTCTAAGATGTAAAAGCTAGTCGAGTCGGCCGCGTGCTGGCCGGCAAAGGCGTCGCTATTTTCCTCTTTGCAGCTTTGCGCCTGGGTGTACCAGGATTCCTTCGAGCCCTTGCGGTAGATGATCTGGCTGGTGACTTCAAACCAATGCGACGTAATGCAGCGTTTGGTCCAAGTCTGAATCGTCGCCCAAGTCCTGACACTCAACTGCTGATAGGTGTTCGCGGTGATCGTTCCTTTGCAGTTGGGCCGCGTGCTCATCAGCCAATTCACGAGAAACGCAACCAACACGGATTTGCCGATGCCGTGCCCGCTTGCCGTCGTCATGCGAATCGGCAGAACGGGGTCTTTCCCGTTAAACTTCCGATCCCGAACGTACTGGCCGACTTCTTCGAGAAATTCTTTCTGCCATTCGTCGGGGCCGGTATAGTTTTCGAGTGGCCCCGGCTCGCCCCACGGATAGGCCAGCATCACGAAGCGCAGCGGGTCCGCGTAGCACAGTGCCACTTCGTCAGCCAAGGCCAAATCCGCTCGAACTGTCGATAGTGCAGCCATCTACCACTCCCGCTTTCGGCACATACGCTGAAAGGCTGCGCAACGCGTTCTCGCGCGGCGCATGGTCCTCTCGGGAGTTCTTTTGACTCTTTCTTCGCGCATCGGCCTGGGTTGTGCTTTCAGAAGTTCCACCAATTGCGCCTTGAAAGAGACGAGAGCGTTCAGCGTTTTTGGCGAGAGGTTCAATTCATCGCCACGGTCTGCGGACAAACGCCGCACGCCGTCGCCCCCGTAAGTGGCACGTAGGAACACGTGCATGGCCCAGTGGTCACGGTTAGCGTATGCGATTGCGTGACCTTCTTCCAAAACGACACTCTGTTTGTCACGTTGATGGCGTAGGTGTTCGTAGTTTTCGGGATCGTTACTTGGCAGGTGGTGCAGGGCGCTGGCGGCGGGGCCGTCGTGAATGTATAAACGAAAGTCGCCACGCTGCCATCGGTGAATCCCGTTCCGCCAGCAATCACCTTGAGCGAGGTATTGACTATGATACTGATGGCCCCCGATACCAGCGTGCCAGTTGTACAGCCGGAAGTACTGTTCGTGGCGGGAGTCGCGCCGTTGGTGGTATAGCAAATCACGGGAGCGCCGCCAGCAACCGAACACGTTACCGATTGAGGCGAGCCGTAGCTTCCCGTTCCGGGCGCGCAAGATGGCGTCGCTGCCGCTCCTGGTGCTCCGCTTGTTCCTCCCAGAGTCACAAGCTCAGGAGATCCGCTCGCGCCTGAGAAGTTTATCGAGAGCGTTGCTGATTCAACCGTCGTCGGCGAAGCGGTCGGCGAGAATAGAACCGTGTCCGTGCAAGTTCCGCCATTTACGACTGAGATGCCAGAGCATCCATCTACGGAAAAGCTGAAATCAGAAGCATTCGTTCCAGAGATGGCGCTCGTCAGGCCCGTGATCGTCACGCCGGCATTGTTGGTGAGTACCGTGCTTATCCCGCTCGAGGTCGTGAATCTCGTAACCGTTCCGAAAGCGAGTGACGTTGGGCTGACGATGATCCCTCCGCTTGTACCCGTAAGCGCGACGGTAAGTGGAGATCCCGCGAATCCCGTGTAGGCTACGTTCAGTGTCGCCGTTTCAGCCGTGTTGATTGCGGCCGAGGGCGTGAATTTAACCGTTACGGTGCAAGTCGCGGAATTCACCAGCGTGCCCGTGCATGTATTTGCGGATGCGGCGAAGTCCGATCCATTCGTGCCGGTGAAAGTAGTGCTCGTGAAGGCGATTGACCCACCGCTCGAATTCGTAAGCGTGGTTGACATTCCCGAACTCGTTACCGTCCGCACTATAATCCCGAAGGCAAGCGATGTCGGCGCTATGGTTATGGTCCCGATGCCGTTGTCAGGCGCGTAGCAGGCCGCAGGATTGAACGTGAGTATCGGCGCGGTGCCATCCGGCTTTCCGCTCATCTGGTTGAAGTAGCAGACCATCGCGGGATTCGCCGCTGCGGTATTGCCTCCACCGATTGCCACCGTCACCGAGGTGCCACCGGCGCACTGAGAGGGATTTATCACAAGCGAGTTCAGATACGTCCCGCTCGTGCATTTCCAAATGGCTCCTGTCGTGACATCCGGCCCGACTGATGGATACGGCGGGCACGCTCCCGAGGTTGGATTCTTCCAGAACGGCAGGCCAGTTCCGCAACTTGCATGGGCTGTCGTGCTGTCGTAGAAGGAGGCTGGCAGCGCATTACTTGCCGGGACAGTGACGGGAAAGTTCGGGTCGGCCGTGGGAACTTCTGCGCCGACGAATCGGCAGGTTCCCGTAACCGTGTCACAGTTGCCCCAACGCATGGAGCTTGATCCCGTGATGGGATCGTTTGGCGTGTTTGGATTGCTGCCGTAGTCGATCTGAGCGCCGCCCCCCGATGACCAGCCAAGCTCATAAATATGTGTATAGCCGTTGAAGCCACCATAGCAAGTGCTCTTGAGCTGCGTCGGAGTCGTCGGGCTGCAATCGTAGTGTGTGTGATAGGTGGCCGTACCCAGAATGTTTCCAATCAAATTGGCGTAGCGAGAGTATGCCTGCATGCTAACCGGAACGGTGTTCTGAGTTGTCTGTGTTCCATTGTTTGGCTCATACCCATTCCAGTAGTTGCGAAAGAACGTCCCCATGTCATGGCCGCCGTGGATAATATCCCAGGAAACACTTGCCCCAATGTTCCCTTGCGAGAGGACGAAGTTGACGCCAGCCGCGTGGTTGGCGCTAGTGGCAAACATGGCTGCCCCACCACCAGCGTTGAAAAACTGATTGACGCCGAAGTTGTATGAAAAGACGCAAGCTGAACATGCTCCGTTCACGTTGAGCGGGTCAACGATCCCTTGGCCAATGTTGTTGATTACCAGGAAATTTCCGTCGCCTCCGAATAGCCCGATACCGTAGCTCCGATCAAAGTTGTTCGTCGTCCAATAGCTATAGTTGTCACGGATTTCCATATTGGTGCTGTCAAACGCGAAGAAGTGGGAGTTCGTGAATGTGCTGGTGGTCAGGCGGTATGCCCAGACATAAGATGCGTTCATAACAACAACACCAGCAGGAGCACCCGCTGATGGAATGGGACTGCCATCCAGCATAAGATTTTCCACCCCATCGTCGGTTATCGCTGGGCCACCTGTGCTCCACCATATCTGTGGTGATCGAGCTGAGGACCAATTGGGATTCACAAGGGGGTGGGAGAGCGTCAGCGTGTACGGTCCGGTCCCGCTCGCGCATGTTCCGGTGGTCGCAACGCAAGCCGTAGCTACGTCCGTCTCGGACATCTGTCGCGCCGAGCGGCTTGTCCCGGCCGGGTTCTCGTCCGTACCCACCATGATGACGGCATTCGTATACATAGAGCCCGTGTCGTAGGCGCTGATCCCCGTGACTCCAAGGACCAGGCCCGAGCCGCCGCCGCTCGTCGTAGTCGTAGGGGCGTGCGTGCCGTTGTTCCCGCTGTAGGTATAACCGCCGCCAGCATTGTCGATGGCGATTCCCGTTACGACGCTACCGGATACGCTCGTGACATGCCCGGTGGCGCCTGCGCCGTAGTTCTTTCCGAAGCCAGCGTTGCCGGGGTAAGCGGGGATGGAGAACGTATCGTTTATTGCATAACCGCTTCCTCCGGTCACGACGGATGCGACTGTGATGTTGCCGCCCGTGCTTCCGACGCACGCCGAGTTAGATCCGTTACCGGAGTATCCGTCGTCGCACTGGTCGAGGATGATTGGCGTCACGTTCAGAGTTATTCCCGCGACGGCGCTTACAACGATTGTCGATGAGCCTTGGGAGTAGCCTGAAGTCCAATTCGCTTCCGCCACGCTCGAAGCGTTTATCTGAGCCAGCGGGCAGGGCCAGATGTTGACGTTGCAGTAGAATCCGCCGTTGCCTCCCACCATGCAGACGACGCCGACGATTCCGTTGCAGGCTCCTCCTGGAGAAACCATGAAGTGAACGAGAGACAGATTCGGTCCCATTCCGCGAAGGACAACGTGGCTCTTGCCGCCAAATAGGATCGCGCCGTTGAGGTAGAAGTCGCCAGAGCCGAGAAGTACGAACTGATGCGTTCCACACGCGGCAATCGCGCTGTTTATGGTGGCTGGCGACGATGGGGAGCCACTTGTCCCGTAGGCCGCAATCGTCGCGCCGCACTGCGTCCATGTAGCGGAAGGGATGCCGCCAGGGATGCCAGCGGTTGACCAGTCGGTCGCGCGCGGGGCGCTGATAATACCTGACCAGCTCTGAGCGTGCGCTGCGCTTGCGATCAGCAGGATAGGTGCGAGAAGCTGGAATAGAGTTTTCATCAGTTGCACACGTTGGACATGTCACATCCTGAATTCGTCGATGAGGAAAAATACAAGGCGTCCATGAGCGCACCGGGGCCGCTCCCTGTAATTGTGGCCGTGTACGTCCCGGTAGAGACGACGTTCTCATCTGCCAGCACCAAGTACACCGTAACGACATACGTTGCACTTGCACGCACAGTGAAGGGACTCGAAACGGAAGTTCCGCCGCCGCCGGAGGTGCCCATCACGATCAAGTCGGTGGTCGCTTGCGTGGTTGTCACGCTTACGGTTGAGCCCCCGGTTGGAACCGGCGCGGAATTGGTGACGTTGAGAGAGTTGGTCGTGTATTCACCGCATACGCTGCCAATGAGCCCTGACGCGAAGGTGTAAGTGACAACGATGGAGTCGCCTGTGCCGGCCGAGGTGATCTTGCCGTGCCACATAAACATGTAAGAAGACCCTTGGAGATTTGACTGGTCCAGTATCCAAGAGGTCACATGGCTGCTGCTGATTGAGAAGATCGGCTGTGTCGCGGAACCCGATTGGACTCCGATCACTTCGCTGTCGCCCACATTCAGAGTTCCGGTGTTGGGGATGCATGTCGTCGATGACGTAAGGGAAAAGTTGGCCGCTCCCGAGGATACATAAGTGGCATGTGTAGGGATCGCCAACAACGCCAGGGATGCAAGAAGCAAGAAATATTTTCTCATGGCTAGTCTGTGATCCAGTAGTCAAAGCACAGCGGATTCACTGAGTACGTCCCTAGGTTGATCGTGAAACTGACGCCTACATTTATGCTCGCGAGCCGGGGAGATGTGAGCCCGACATCCGATGCCGCATTGCACGTAACGGATAGGCGCGAGCTGAATGCCGCACTGGGCTGAATAAAAATATTGCTGTTCGCCGTGACCTGAGTCGTATTTATTTGGCACGTTCCCGCCGAGGACGCTACATCACAGGAGAAAGCCCCCGTCGGAGCGGCGGCGCAAGCTACGATTGAAGGATTCGCTACCGAACCTGCTGCTGAGCAATTTGTATTCGTACTCAATGAGTTGACTGTTATCGGTCCGAAGAAGGACGGGTCGCTGGGATCGGTGTCGATGGCTATACCGCCGCCTTGAGCGTCCGTGTGAATGGCTGCTGCACCTGCTGGCGGAGTGCCCGCGATGGCATTAACGTGTAGTCCGTAGCAGAGTGCGTCTTGGGGTGTGCATTGGGTTGTGATTATTGCACCCGTTACTTCGGATGCTGGGCCTGTTGCTCCACTTGTGCCGTCATTGGCAAAAAAGACCCCACCAAAAGCCTCGTCACCCGTTATATTCGTGCCTAGGAGATCGGCTTCACCATTTACTCCAACAGGTCCGCCAAGTCCCCCCGTGTTGTCTGTAACGGCGTAGCCACCGCCTATAGCAATACCAATCCCACCTCCGGCATTCACATCCAATCCATCGTTCCCATTTGACGCGCCTGTGATCGTGAGCGCCACGCCAGTGGTCGGAGCCAGCGCAATCGGGCCATTCGTGAAGTCCACGGTCGTGCCGGGGATGTTCGCGATCGTGTCCGCTCCGTTCGCTCCCACGAGTGCCGATGCGCTGACCGATCCTCCGATAGTGCCGCCGCCAGCTCCCGGTAATCCACTCGCATCGGCCAGCCAGTTCGTTCCTGAGCTTGGGTCAACGTGGATGCGGTAGCACACGCCTTGCGGCACGTTGAGAGTTGCCGCGCCTAGGATCGTCCAAGTCGTCGGAGTGATAACGTCCGTCTGCGGAGAATTATTGCAGTATGAAGTAATGAAGTTCGGATTCCCAAGCGTGGTTGCCGTGGGCAGCGTGACTGCCGCGGTGCCTGATGCCCCTACGTCGTGCGTCGTGATCTTCGCGTTGTACGAGTAATCAATCGGGACTGAAGTTGACGCGCCCGCCAAGCTATTGTTGCCCGTGCCGACTAGCAAGCAGGTAGGAACCACCGCCGCGCTGCCCGTTACCGTGTAGCCGCATTCATATGATCCGTTCACGGTGGGGGGCGTTGTGGAGCCCGGAGTCGTTGCGTCTATGGCGTAAAGCACTCCATCGGTTGTGAGGCCGCTTATGCCTCCTGAGCTGCAGGTGGTGCAAGTAAGCGTCAGGGCGGCTCCCAGTGCCACTGTCCCGCCGCCACCTAACGGGCCACTTGTGTTTATCGTGACGCTGGAATTGACCAGGCCAACATTCGGGATGGGCGGAAGCATGGCCGTGGTGATGGCGCAGTAAGAAGGCGCGGCCGTGCTCCCTGTGCAATTCCCGAAAACAGTATTCGCGCCCGCGTTGGTCAGAAGAAATGCCAGCGAAGGCGTCGTCGAGGGACTGCCCACCGATGTGGTGAACAGCGGCGACAAATCCCCGGCAGTAAAGCCCGTGACGGTGCCGCTGCCTGAGCTGCCATTGCCCCCAAGCGATGCGCTGGCCGGCGACTGGCTGATAACGACCGCTGCGGTGCCGCTCGTATATCCCGATACTCGAGCGCGAACGGCACCAAAGCCCGACGCAGTAATGCGCCATGCTCCTGGTATCGTTGTGGAAGTGACAGCAGTGGCTCCCCCAACCGGCGCGCCGTTGACGGAAACCCAAGACGAACCGTTAATGGGTATCCCTTCAAACTGCACCGTCTCGCCGAAGCTGCCGTCGAGTTGAATGACTGCCGCGCCCGCATTGGCCGCGAGCGTAAGTACTAGGCAGGCCCCGGTTGTCGTACACGCTCCGCTATCCTGCGCGGTCAGATTCGCCGTCACACTCTGCTGAGCAAGCACCGGAGCCGCAAACAAAAACAGCAAACAGATTAGCCGCTTCACAAAATTCACCCCCTTCATGTGACGGTTAGACCGCTTCTTTTTCTTTTACAACAACCTGGCGAACATCGCCGCACTTTGTGCAAGCGAGTGTTGGAATCGAGCCAGTCTTTCCTTGGATTTGAATGTAGTTGTGTCCATGCTGATCGCAGTGAGAGTCTGTCATTTCCTTTATCTCCTTTCCCCGGACTTGGTTCTCCTTCATGGCTGGAACCCGCAAACAGATTAGCATTCCTTTATCTCCTTTCCCCGGACTTGGTTCTCCTTCATGGCTGCAACCTCTTGCGTCCTGCCAAGAGACGTTCGAGAAGTGCTGAGTCGGCCGAGAGCTCGAGCTTTTCCGTGAACAGTTTCAAATGCTTCCCCAGCCGCTCGAGGTTCTGGCCCTTGTCGTGAAACTTGATCTTGGTGGTAGTTCCAGTATTCGACGCCTGCCCTTTGCCGAAATGTTCATAGAGCTTTTCAACTTCAACGCCGGCGAGACAAGCGGCCGTATCTTGGTCCAGTTCGTGAATCGCCTTGAGGCTTCCATCGTCGTTGTAGAACTTGCGGGGATCAAGGAATGCGAGGCGGGCCAATTCTTCGAGTACTCGGTCAGCGCGAATCTCAAGTCTGCTGGCCCTTTCTGACTCAAATCGAACGATGAATCGCTGAACTTTAGCATTGCTTAGCAGCCGGCTGGCTTGCACATATGCTGACTTCTCGGCGTAACCGCAAGCTATAGCCGCTCTTGTGCCGTTGTGGTCGATAACCCACTCGCGGGCGAAGCGTTCGTGGCGTCGGGCCGTAACAGATGGCTTCACACACGCTCTTCCATCGCCGTTTTGGTTATTTCGCTGCGAAGGACATCTCGCAAATAAGAGGGGATCGCCAAAGAGATTTCGCTGGTCCTCGCGCTGAATGAGGGAACGCTTTTCCAGTTCCCGACGTAGCGAGAGATTCTGCGGCGCGCGTCGATTACTTCAATCACTCCAGCAAGAAGCAGGCAGGCATGTTCTCTCTTGCCGATATGGAAGTGGGGCTTTTTGGAGAAAGTGCTGGCGAGAATGTCTTCGGTGCGAATGCTCGGGGGAACTATGGTGTGCTCGACAGACACTTCGGGGGCAGAGTCAGACGACGGTTAGCTGCCTTGCCGCCGTTCAAGTAGCTTCGAGACGTAAGGTAAAGTATTTAGAGCGAAGCGTCAAGAGAGGAATTGCGGGAGTGTGCTCACTCCTTCACGTCTGTGGCTGGCTCCCCCACTCCTCGCTCCTCGTCTGGTCTGCCGTAATCACGTTCATTTCGGTATGTCACCGTTTCCATTCCCAGAGGAACTGCATGCCCTTGGCGGCAATCGGCGGGTCAAGCTTCTCGACAAGCGAAAGAATAAATCCGTAGCGGCCTGGTTCAAAGTTTCCATATTCGTCGGACGGCGCAAGTGGACTGGGAAAGAGCACACAGCCGAGAACGTTCACGACGCAGACAACGGCGCCGCGCGGAATCGTTGCCGGATCGTAGCCGAAATCAAGGCACGCATCTCCGTATACTTTCTTCGCCGCATGAATCGCGAGAGGTCCGCGGTAGCGCAGCTCCCAATGGCGCGTCTCGATTTTCTTCCGGCCATCGGCAATCAGACTTGCCCAGGGTTGCCACAAGGAAAGGGCCTTCATTTGCCATCAACCTTGTCGGCGGACTTGCAGCTTCCCTCATGCCCAATATCTAAAACGCACCGTTCTGGCGCTCTAGCGGCGGCTTCAAACCGCTGTAATCGCCGATAATTGGAGGTTCCCATTGTGCTCCTCAAATGTTTTCAAGTCGTCAACAAGTACGACGATGGCTTCGGGCGAACAGGACAAGACCTGACCGATTCTATTCGTAGACATTGCTGACTCCCATGACGTATTTGACTTCTTTGAGCGATGTTGATGCTAGATGCTCGACATTCACATCCACTGTATTAAGGGAATCACAACCAGGCTCCCCTATGATGAAGAGGTCATCACACTTGCGGTTGTTAAGCACCGTACTATGGTCTTCCCAGCGAAGCATTCTAAGCGAGAATTCGCGTTTAACCGCGCCGCCGGCACCCTTGCGGGTAAATGGGTCTCGGAAGAACCGTGATTCCTCGAAGTGCTCTCCAATGTAACCGTCTGTCGAAATGATTCCCTTCGTGAATAGACGGTACTGAATGCGTAGAAAATCCTCTTGTGAAGTGCAAAGACATAACACGGGCGTACTGATGTGCGCAGTCTTGAAATGATATTTATCGAGGTAATCGCCTACAAAAAGAACGATTTCCTCCTCGTAGTCATCCAAGGTCTTGGCATCAACCACGAAATACCGGAGACGGGAGTTCTTATCGAGGTGCGTTTTGATCTGTTTGCGCCTGGCATCAAGCAACTGTTTGCGCGTACGCAGGGCCATGGTCCAACGTGAGATGGCCGTCTTGCGAACTTGGCGAACATCTCCACACTTAGAACACACCAGAGTTGGGATCGCTCCCTTCTCTCCGTGAAGCTGAAAGTAATTGTGACCGTGTTCCTCACAGACTTCTTGTGCTGTCATTTGACCTCCTTTCCGCCGTCCGTTGGCAGAGTCTCCCCCGCTGGCTTCTCCGCTCGCACTACGCTGATACTCTGGCACTCGTCACTCATTCCCATTCGCATGAACTTGGCCTGCTCCTCCGCCTTATGGCGAGATGTAAAAATAGCGTCTCTGGCCCCTTGCGCGAGATACTCTTCATCGCCATCGTTCCAGACAACCAGAACCTTGAATGCCATTAGCCACCTCCCGCTGGCTTCTCTAGGTCGGCCAGGGCGCGAATCATCATTGCTTCGTTTATGAATTCAGCGTGAGTATCCTTCGACGCAGATGTAGCATTAGGCCCATACTTAGCCCATTGATTCGCCCTGCGCTCACAAGACTCAGCTGCCTCCCTCAACGCTTCCTTCCTGATCTGTGCGCGGGCGGCGACTAGCGAGTCAATTACCTGCGATAGGGCGATTGTTTCTCCAATTGTCGGGCAATGATAAACCAGCAAATTCTTAATGCGATTTATGCTCTGAGTCAGTTCCAGAGCGTCTTTCGAGCTATGCTCGGTCACGATTGACCTCCGCTCCATGCAAATCACTCCAACTCTTGTAGCCTGCTTCGGTGAGATCGCGCGAATAAACTTCGCCGCGTGGTTTGATTGGTTGCCATCCCTCGTCGCAGAAAAGCCGATAGTGCCAGACCCCAGCTTGCTTGCCTTCTGGATACGCGGGCGGTTCAATCCAGAGAAATCGCTTGCTATCTCCGAAGAAAACCTCAACCCATTCGTGCGCCAGTTTTTCAGAGAACGGCAGATATCCCCAGGATTCAACATCGCGGAACGACAAAGATAGGTGCCAGCATCGCTCGTAATCAGGATTCTTCCACCATCCACTTGAGTGATAACCC